TGGAAAACTCCTCGCCGACCAGCCCCAGCCGAATCAGCCATGTTCGCATGGCGAATTTCGGATTTTCCGTTTGCTGTGGTTTCGGGCTGGCGGTTCGCAGTCCCTTTGCCATTTCGGAAAGGGCAAGGCAAAGTTGTATGTAGCTTTTCAGCTGTCCGGCATGGAGTCCGTTTTTCTTTTCAGCTGTAGGCTTGTCAAACTGGAAAAGTCTGAATTCAATTGTGCCTTTTGTAAAAGTTGCGTGATAGTTCAGCATGTGGTATCGGCTGTCGTTGTAGTGCTGATTTCTGCCGTAATTTGCACCATTCGCCGTATACCAGATGTCTGCGAACTGTGCCATGTTGGTGGGCTTTTTCTGGTTCAGCTGTTCGATGAATTGGGGATTGACCGTTCTGCAATATCGGTTCATTCTGCCTTGGTCGATTTTCAGGGCATCTGCAATCAGCCGTTCGTGGCTCGCCATAAGGTTGGCGAGGTTTCGCAGGGTTTGCGGTGTGTGTCCGTTTGCTCCAATGTGAATGTGTACTCCGGCTCCGATGCCTGCATGGCTGATTGCTCCGGCTTTGCGAAGCTTTCTGACCAGTTCCTGTAAGGTTTCAATGTCCTCGTATTTCAAAATCGGCGTGACCAGTTCGCACTTTTCGGCATCGCATCCTGCAATGCTGACGTCTTTCTGGAATTTCCATTCTCTGTTCTGTCTGTCCCAAGCCGACCAAGTACTGTAGCCGTTTCGGCTGGCGGTGTATTCGTATCTGCCCGTGCCGAAATGGTCGGCGGCAAGTCTGGCAGCTCGTTCTCTGGTGATGTGGTTCATCTCAATCTCAACGCCGATGGTCTGCTTTTTCAGGTTTTCGATTTGCTTTGCGGTTTTTTCGTTCATGGTATTTTCCTCCGTAATTTCGGGCTTTTTTCCCGTTTCGTTGTAACCATATTAACTCTAAACGGAGGAGATAGCAAGCGGCTAAATGTACAGAAAATGCGGTCAAAAGATTGTGTAGAATACACCCTTGCAATCCTTGCGATTGTATGGTAACATACTGTACAATGGAGGAGGTGCCACCTTATTTTTTCGCCTCGGATACGGTCTGGAAACTGTCGATTTCGGGAATCAGAGCAAGGGAAGAACCGTTTTCCCACCGCATATGAATGCTGCCTGCATCATCAATGTGCGTGACCTCGCCGACTGTTCCGGGAAGAACCGGATATGTTTCATTCCGCATAGAAACCAGCTGTAATTTTGTTCCTTTTGGATACTGCTTTCGGAGTTGTTCCAGATAAGACTTACTCGGAAACTGCATCAGTATCACCAACCTTTCTGAATGCGGAATTGCCTGTGAGATTGCGAAGAATGACTTTTCTTGCTGCCTTGAATTCTGCCCCCACCATTCCCAGACGAATCAGGAAACACCGCATGGTATACTTGGGATTGTCGGAGGTGTCCGATTTGCGGTTGATACGACTTTGGTTCTTTGCAAATTCGCAGAGCATGGAAATGAAGGTGCAGTAGGCATCTGCATCACCATCCTGTTCGACTGTGAACCACGGAAATTCCACCTTTTCATCAGACGAAATCATGTCCAGCGAATCTGTTTGAAAAGAAGCCTGAAAAAGGGCAGCCTTGTTTTCGCAGATCTGCCGGAGATTGCCCAGTGTATGCTCCGTAAAGAAATCAGCTGGCATCTGCACGGTCAAGACTTTGGATTCCGGTTCTGTTGTATCTGGAACAACATAGCCTTGATTTTCCAGTTCAGCAAGAAGCCGTTCTGTTTCCTTATGGTCGGCTTGGTCACTGATTTCCAGATCACCGGACTTGGTAACGGTGTAGCATTCACCGATTTTGTAGGCACAGGTGGGCATGAATTGATATACTGCCGGAATGCCGATAATCTCACTAATGGCTTTCACCAGTTCCTTTCGATTTTGACTGTGATAAGTAATGGTCATGTGAAAAACTCCTTTCTTTCGGCGTTTTTGCTTTCGCCATGACACATATTAACTCTGTTTCCCACAGATAGCAACTGTGAGATGTGTAGAATGTTTCGGCCGTCATTTGTGAGAATCAGACAGATGCGATTCGTTCTTCTGCTTTTTTGCAATAGACTGGATTTAGTTCAATTCCGATACACTGCCGATGCAGTCGTTTGGCAACTGCACCAGTAGTTCCGCTTCCGAAGAACGGATCAAGAACCACACTATCTTCTGGACAGCCTGCCAAAATACAGGGTTCTACCAACTGCTCCGGAAACATAGCGAAATGTTCTCCCATGCGGTAAGAGTTGGTGCTGATATTCCAGACATCTCGCTTGTTTCGCATGGTTTTTCCCTGCATTCGTTCGTTGTAATCTGTCCCATTGATGCCCTGTTCCGAAAATCTGCCATACTTGTTTCGACCGGAACGACCACGAGCGTATCGTTTTAGGCTGCTTTCCGCTGCAGGTTCCATAATTGCTGCTGCATTGTAGTAATACCGGCTGGATTTTGCAAACAAGAACAAATGTTCATAAGACTTTGTGGGACGATCTTTTACACTTTCCGGCAGACAGTTGATCTTGTTCCAGATAATGTCCGAACGGAGATACCAACCATCTGCACGGAGGGCAAACGCCAACATTCATGGAATTCCAATCATATCTTTTGGTTTGATGGCATTCCATGTAGTTGGCATAGCAGTTGCAGCACTGTCCGCTGGAATTTGATATGAATGCTTACAATGTGTAGGCTTTCGACCGATTCCTTTTCCACTTCCGGCATAGATATCGGCGATGTTCAGCCACAAAGTTCCGTCCGGTCGAAGCACTCGCCGTACTTCTCGAAATACGGCAGTCAGCTTTTGTATATACTGTTCTGGAGAATCTTCGATTCCAATTTGACCAGCATTGCCGTAATCCCGCAAGCCATAGTAAGGTGGGCTTGTAACACACATGGAAACGCTGTCATTTGGAAGTGTTCGCAGCCCTTCCAAGGCATCTGCACAGAGAATTTTAATCATCGGAAAGTTCCACTTCCTTTACCAGTTCAGAATATGCAATCTGCTTTCCATCCCGCACGACATATACACCATCGGCATTTCCCGTATCTTCCACATATCTGCGAAGAATAACGGATGCGTACTTTTCATCCAGTTCCATGGTGTAACAGATGCGATTCATCTGTTCGCAAGCCATCAAAGTAGAACCGCTGCCGCCAAAGGTGTCCATTACCACGCCATTTTCCTGTGTAGAATTGCCGATGGGATAGCCAAGCAAGTCCAGCGGTTTAGAGGTGGGGTGATTGGCGTTGCGTTTCGGCTTGTCAAAATGCCAGATGGTCGTCTGCTTACGGTCGGAATACCAGTGATGCTTGCCATTCTGCATAAAGCCATACAGCACAGGTTCATGCTGCCACTGATAATCCGAGCGTCCCAGCACAAGGCTGTCTTTTACCCAGATGCAGCAGCCTGCAAGATGAAATCCGGCATCAATGAATGCTTTTCTGAAATTCAGCCCTTCGGTATCTGCATGGAATACATAGGCAGAGCCGCCTTTTTCCAGATGTTCTGCCATTCGCTGAAAGGAGGACAGCAGGAATGTATAAAACTCCTCGTTCTTCATGCTGTCATTCTGAATGGTAAGTCCGCTGGCACTCTTAAACGAAACGCCATATGGGGGATCGGTCAGAATAAGATTTGCCTTGGTGTCACCCATGAGAGCAGATACATCTTCCGCAGATGTGGCATCACCGCACATCAGCTTGTGTCTGCCAACTGTCCATATATCGCCACGCTGGACAAAAGCTGCTTTTTCCAGTGCAGTGGTGAGGTCGAAATCATCGTCTTTCACTGTGTCACCGCTGTTTGTATCAAACAAATCTGCAATTTCAGCTTCATCAAAGCCGGTCAGACCAAGGTCAAAACCGAGATTCTGCAATTCTTCCATTTCAACGGACAGCAATTCTTCGTCCCAGCCTGCGTCCAATGCCATACGATTGTCGGCAAGAATATATGCCTTTTTCTGTGCCTCTGTGAAATGGTCAACATATACACAAGGAACTTCTGTAATTCCTTCTTCCTTTGCTGCCATGATGCGTCCATGCCCAGCAAGAACATTGTATTCCTTGTCAATGATGACAGGATTCACAAATCCAAACTCACGGAGGGAAGAACGGAGTTTCAGAATCTGTTCTTTATTGTGTGTACGAGCGTTATTTGCATAAGGCACTAACTTGTTGATGTCAACAAGCTGAAATTCTGTGGTCATTGTCATCTGTAATTCCTCCTCTGCTGAATTCTGAGCATACCTCTTCGGGCGGCATCCATATTGCCTTTGACAGCCTGTCCTTTTATCGTGCGGTATTGCTGTTTGGTCATGTTGTTTCTCTGCTGTTTCAGTTCTCTCCAGAATTGAACATCTGCTTTCATGTATTTCTCACTTTCTGCTTCTCAGTAATTTTTCCATCATATCTTCCTGCGGATTGCCCTGAAATTCCACAGAGCAGTTTTCACGGACTATCTGAAAAATTTGATTCCAGATTTGGTTTGCCTGTTTCATGTAATTCTGTGACATCGCTACATAGGGAGAGGCAATTGCCGCACCAGTTGTAGGATGTTTGGAAATATATCCGTATTTGGTGACGATCTGCTCGCAGTGAATCCAACGGGAAATGCTCATGGCATACTGTTCCACAAGCTGTCGGCTGACGATCTTCTCGCAGGAACGTTCTTTCAGCCATTGATACGTTTCTGTATACACATCATCTGCAAGGAGTTTTGTGCCGTCACGCTGTAATTCTTTCATGAAATCTCTGACAGGCGGTGTTTCAGCAGATTCTATATCCGCAGGCTGCATCATAACTTCTGCCGATTTTCCCTCAGCAATCTTCTCAGTGAGTGCTTTTCTCGGCCTGCCTGCACCCGGTCTTGCACCGCCTCGGTTTGTACCGTCTTTCGCCATGATGTCATCACCTCCCAAAAATCAAAGAAAATCAAACAAAACTTAAAATTGGGCATAAAAAATGCCGACTGCAAAAGTCGGCAAAGTTAGCTGTTATCAGTGTTTTTCAGTATTTTTATCTCTGAGGGGTCAATAGGGTATTTGAATACCCGTTTTTGTGCGTGAGAGGGGACGCCGGTCTGTAAAAAATTCACAATTAGCGATTTTTATCCCCCCACCGGCAGCATTTCAGACACAATCAATACCGATAGACGGGCTTTCGGCTTTCTGTCCACGT